GGTTAACTTCATCACCTTGTTATCTTGTAACAATTACATTTCTCCTACTTATTTTCCTGCGAAATCCCCTACTTATGTGCTTATTAGATCTGCATAAATGTTATCACCACCATGCTACGGTAGATTCTTTATACTCTCTTATTATGCTATATTAAATTCATGTTCATTCATATTCTTTAGTCCACATAATGATTATCCATATATTCTATTTAAATTTCTAAACATAGTCAAATCAGTACCACATTTGAAATTTCTAGATAAAAATGTTCCAAATCCACTTGGTAAATAATCCAACATTTTTGCACATTGTCCTAAACCATGTATTCCAAATTACTAATCGCTATAAATCGACCAAAAGTTCTATTCGAACAATTAATTATGACGTTTATCTATCTTCAGTATTACATCATCTCCTGATACATAAAATTCATTTTGTATATCTTGCAGAACAAATTTCATATACATAATAACTCTGATAGAATTCCCTAATGTTGTTCTTAATGGATGACCAGAGTATGTAGTGCCATAAACTTAAAACTCAATTTATTTTTGTCTAGTACCTGGATAGTAGCAAATAAATTGATTCATTAATCCTATAGACAATTAAAACACTTTATTGTGTAATCCTAAAGGCAATTCCAAATATGGATATATTAAATCAAAATATCTAGCTATTATCTGATTGTCTACAGTCTATATTAAAGAAGCGTCTTAATGTGAATCATGACTAGACCCATCTATAGAAATATATTCTGAAGAATCAGTTTAATCATCCATAAATATACTCAAATGTTTTTCCATTTCATCAGGTTACATACCACTCATGAATTATGGATTATTGTGTTTAACTATTTTTGTTAATATATATGCCAAATGTCCTAAAACCGCACGGATTTAAAATCCTGGAGGAAATAATGCCCTTGGACGATTAGATTGTTTTTAATCCCACTCTTTAATAAATACTTCGCCTGCTTTAGTCATAAATTCATATTTAGTCTTAAATTTCATTGTCTAAATAACAGATTGGTATGCTTCATCATATAATTACGCTTTCTTCGGATCTATTAATCTGACATGCTATAAATAACCTTGTCTTGTGATATCGGCTTCTACAAATTCTCCACAAGATAAGTATCTCATAATCCCATTGACTATCTAGGGAGTTACCCATGTTTATAATTACTATATGACAAATTCACCAAATTAGTTTACTATAGCTGGATGTGGCATTAATCTAGTTTTACCATGTCTAAGAAGCAATGCAGCAAGATTATTAACGGGACAAGTTGCATATTATGCATAACTGCAGGTCACTGGCAATTCATCTTTTTATACTCTTGTATAGAGCAGATTCCTTGTATTACAGGTACATAAGTTTAAACTTTCTTTAATACAGTCTTCATAAGAAATTTATACATTATTAATTGAATAATATTTGACTTCCGGTAATA